GGGGCTGTTCCGGCAACGAATCCAATTGTTGCGCAACCTTATATGAAGCCAACATCAATTCCTGTGGCTCTAAACTTTACAGCACAATACATAACTTCTGCTTAAGGTGATCTAAATGAAGATGACTAAAACTCAAAGAAAAAACGCTTACAAAGGAATATTATCTAAAGCGAAGAAACTTTGGATGTTAGGTTCTACCGAACAACAGTTTGGGGCTATGAGTACTAAGGATTTTATTGCTATTGAAGCCATTGTTAGGAAATATATTAAAAAATTATAAAGTGATATGATATGCCTTTGCCAAATGCGGAAAAAAAGTCCTCAAGAATTTATCCGATCATGCAAGGTAAGACGCTTGAAGAGATTGCATCTGGTGAAAACCCCACAATAGATAATACGGCTAAGCCAATATCTGTTGAAGGGCTAAATGAAGATGAACTAAGAAGATTAGTATTAATTAAATTCGCAATCACAGCCTGTAAAGGTGATTGGGACGGATTTTTAACATAAGGATGTATACATATGCCACTACCAGATGCAAATAATTACTCGATGAGGATATATGAGTTACTAAAAGAGACTGATCTAGAGAATTTATCGTATGCACAGTTTCAAGGAGTAGCAGAAAAACTATTCATTGAGCCTGAGAATGAAGATGAAATGCGCCGATTAGTGCTTGTACAACTTGCTAGAATGGCAGTTCGTGGTGATTGGGACGGCTTCTTAACAGGTGGTGGTGGCGGTGGCGGCGCTCCAACAAATGCTGAGTATGTTGTTATGACATTGAATGGAACTCTAACCAATGAAAGAGTGTTAACTGCTGGCACTGGTATTAGCATAACTGATGGTGGAGCAGGATCAACAGTTACGATCGCGGCTACTGGTGGAAGTGGTTCGGCTATTCCTCCCGGCGCAGGTGACATGGGTTCGTCATTTGATACATTAATGGCCAGTGGTGGTTTTTTTGGTGGAAATACAATGTCATCTTCGACTTTTACATGGAATAATAGTTTTGTTCATTTTGTCCCGATTATATTTCCAAAAGCAGTTTCATTGACAAGTATTCAATATTCTATAACATCTGGTTCATTTACAGGTAAATTAGGGATTTATTCTGCTAACAGTAATGGATCACCTGATTCGTTACAAGTTGAATCGGCTTTACAATCTAGTGTAGGTACAGGTTATTATTCAGCAGGTATTTCATCAACTGCTGTCTCGGCTAATACTCTTTATTGGTTAGCAATAGCACAAGGAGACACTTCTTCAAGCGTAGGACTTAGAGCCATGAAGAATGATGCTCAAGGTGGAAATTATGTTTACATTACAGACATTTCAAATTTTAATGCTTTACAATTGAGGACTTCAGTTCAAGTAGGAACTGATACAGCACTTCCAACTACCATTACAACTTCTGAATTAGAATCATTGTACGGATTGCATCCAATGTTAGGAGTTGGTTTCTAATGATAGTACCGACATACATGAATTTCGTTGATGAAGAAGGTAATGTTACTCAAGAACAATTATCTATGTCTTGGGATCAATTGCGACAACATAGAAACAACGAATTAAATAATTCTGATTGGCGTTTTATGTCAGACCAAAACCCTTCAGAGGAATGGATTAATTATAGAACTTTTTTGAGAGATTTACCAGGGAATTTCAATGATGCATGGTCTGCCGGAGATGCTTGGAATCAATACGACATACCGGAGTGATTCGGAATGCCTAAGCCAAAACCAGATCAAGTAATTAGACATGAAATTGTATTAGGACGAGCAGAACGAGAATTAATACGAGATGCTCAAACAATTTACACAGTAAAAAACATTAGCGCCCAAGGCGTTGAAATTCTAAAAGACGCGACTGCATTGGCTGCATTTTGGATTTTAGTTAGTCGGTTCTTTCCCGGCCTTGAGTTTGTGTTTGCTCCTAATTCTGATAGTCAAACAATATTAGATTCAGCGGTTAATCAATATGCTAGTTGGGAACGAGAAAGAAGAGAATCGGGAAGATACGAAGAAGGTGCAAGTACATTATTTGGCGGAGTTTTTAATTTATTATCTAATTTAATTAGACCGTTAACTGATCCGCCTGAATTTGGAACATTTGACCGAGAAACACCCGGTTCTAGTAGTTCTATGTACGACACAAGCAACAGTGGCGGCGGCGGCGGCGGACAGTTCTAAACACCCCTTATTGAGGCATCTTCTTCCAAAACTTGAACCTATTATTCTGTATTACTCTCTTCTCAGCCTCAAGAGCGTCTATCTGTTTGTTTAGAGTTCCTATGATCTCTTGATACTTCTTTCGCTCATATGGAGCAATGACAACGCCTTTGTTTGCTCTAACTAACTTACCAGTATATTCTCCATCTTCATCACGCTCCTTAGTCCAAACAGGAGATGTGTAATACCATTCAATCGCAGTAGATACATTTTGACTCATGTAACCCTTTTTTGATTTTCTGCGTAATAATTCCGAAGTGTGATCGTGTAAAGTAAACGAATGTAATATTTTACTCATTTAGAACATCTCCAACATGCAACAAATAATTTATTTTCTCCGCAATTTGGATTGGGGCATTTTTTCATTCTTCTTCACCACACCTACAAAATTCTTTTACTATAAATCCATTATTAATATATTTACAACCACAATCCATTGTAAAAATAGGCATCATACAACCTCACTTAATTTATGACCTGCCCCTTCTGGGCAAGACATAGCCTGTATGATCCTTACATCTTCAAAGGTGTTAACTAGAAACACTAGCCTACACTTAGAACATCTTAGATTCATAACCAATCCTCACTGATCATGTCCTTACATCGTTCACAAATGCCCCATAAATGACCTTTAGAGTCTTGATGACATTTTCTTATTCTGCATAAACAACATTTGTTGTGTCTTGGTATCCCGTCTCCCATAATATTGATTCTGACCCGTATGGGCTATATAATACACGCGGCGATCAGCCGCAACGAAAAATCGCCAGATTTTTTGAGACAAATGCGATTGCATATCGCCTGCCAAGGTACTTAGCGATTCATGATTGCATTAAAAGGATTGGGATTGGGGTTTGGGGCGGTTTTAAGTGCCGATGGAGGATGGGATAGGCCATGATGGAGACACTCTATATTATAGGAACAATAATTGTGGGTTTTGGCGTAGTTTTCAAACTATTAATTGACCTAGGACACAAAATTGAAGACGGATTAGTTGAATTAGACGAAAAACTAGCCATGGCAATACGATCAGTAGTGGAAAAAATACCCGGTTTAGGAGATCATGAGCCAATTAACCCGATTCAAATGGCGATCGGTCAACTTATAGCCAACATGAGCCAACAAAATCAACAACCAGCTATGAAAGTTATACAAAGAGACGAAAAAGGTCTGTTTGTAAGTGAAGATTCATAAGCCGACTACTTAGAAGATAAGGCATGGCTCGCAGAAAAAAGTCAAGTCGCCGAAGAAGCCCAAGAAGTGTTTCACTATTGAATGTAGCAGAAAGTTATGCTTATGCTAATGTATTAACATCAGGTCTAATGGGGACAACTCCTGTCGGATTTATTACAGGAGATACAGATATTGTCTCAGGAATGAGAAGAGTAAGTGCCACAGGAGATGCATCTAGTGGATATATTATGGAAGCATATGTGGATAACCCAGATGGGAAGATCTCTTTGGGCGATATAGTGTCTGCCCCAGACGCATCATTCGCAACTGTTCAAACTAACTTTATGAACAACTATCAACAAATGGCAATTAGGTCGTTAGGAATTGGAATTTCTTTTAGATTAGGAAAACGCCTTTTACGCCGTCCAATAAGTAATGTAAATAGAAATATTTTCCGACCTCTCGGAGCAGGATTTAAGATATAAAAAGGTGATAAAAGATGACAACACAAAATGTAACAGGAGTATTAAACTGCTCTTCAGGATTTAAAATACCATTAAACGCAACGATCACAGACGGAACTGAAGCAAGTCTTACCACAGATGTGGCTTACACAGTAACAGCACAGAACATTGGAGACTTTGCAACAGGTCAGACAATAACTTCTGGTATTGTTACAGCAGGGGAAAACATATCATACGCATACATATTAAGGAAAGGATTGATTCTTTCTCTAGTACCATTCGCAGTTAAGGGAGTCGCATGTGGCACTCCCGGTCTTGCTCGCCCTGTAACTCTGATGGCTGGGGATCAACTCCGTGTCTTCACCATGGTCGCGGCTGGCCGTAATGCGTCTCTTGCGGTAGTAACTAACCAAGGAGTTCCTAGAATCTTTATTGGTGCTAGTGTAGCGGCAGGTGCGGGAACATTCCAACTTGTTGATTTGCAGACAGGTAAC